CAACATGGCACTAGCAAAAAGTCAAAGAAGTCTTAAATCATGGACAAAGCAAAAGTGGAGAACAAAAAGTGGTAAGCCAAGTAAAAAAACTGGAGAGCGTTATTTACCAACAGCTGCAATCAAAGCTCTATCACCCCAAGAGTACGCAGCGACAACTAGAGCTAAAAGAAAAGGCAAGGCAGCAGGCAAGCAATTCGTTAAACAGCCTAAAGGTATTGCTAAGAAAACGAGAAGTTATAGAAAGGTTACATAACATGGGGTACTTTGAGAATGATAGCTGAAGCATGGTTTGCAGTGGCAGTAATGCTAGGAGTACACAATAATGGTATGCAGGATATACTTATATTTAAGCAACCAGAACACGGACACTTTCATAGTGTAGAAGAATGTAAGACTTTTGTGCAAGAAAATCCTGCACCTCTAGTAAAAACAATATGGAAGTTCTATGGGCAAAGACCTGTAGAGAGAGTCATATGTGTAAATGAAGATGTTATTAATCAATTTATAGCACAGCAGAATGAGATCCTTTTAGATAGAATACCAATATACTAATGCTTTATGAACCTACCTGTGAGATCTGTGGCAGTCACATTGAAGACGATAGATGTGAAGTGTGTGAACATACTGGTGATAATGGTGACTGGGTAAAGGAAGTTATAAAGGAAAAAGATGACTCCACAGACTCTTGACAAATGGCGAATACTACCAAGACTAATGATGCTTGTAATGACAGGTGTTTATATTCGTTGCATTGAGTGGGCATTGAGTCAGCCTGACTTGACTACGCAACAGGCAGGATTAGTATCCGTGATTACAGGAGCAATGACAGGAAGCTTTGCTATATGGATGGGAGCAGAGAAGTCAGAACCCAAGAGAATGGAGAGAGAAGAACGATGAGAAAGTATTTAAAAAGATTATGGTGTGCATTATTAAATAAGAAGTGTCATGACGATTGTGACTGCGTATAATGATAGGAACTATACTTAGCTCCGTATCTACTTTAGCGTCATCCTATATAGAGGGTAAGACAGCCATACAGAAGGCTGAAGCCACTATAAGGATGAAAGAAGCAACAGGTGAGATAGACTGGGACTTAGCTGCTATGAGGGCATCTCAAGGCTCGTGGAAAGACGAATGGCTGACTTTACTTTTCAGTATTCCTCTAGTACTGAGCTTCTGTGGTGAATGGGGTAGGGCAATAGTGGCAGACGGATTTACTGCTTTGGCAGGTATGCCACAGTGGTATCAGATAGCGTTAGGAGCTATCGTATCTGCAAGCTTTGCTACACGGTCTGCAGGTAAATTTTTTAATATGAGGAAAAAATAATGCCCAGATTAAAAGCTGCAGTTAAGGCTGCAATAACCCGAAAGAAAAATAAAGAAGCTAGAGAAGCCACAGAAAGAAAGAAGCAGGATCAGAAGCTTGAGACTAGAACAAAGATTAAAGAAGAGGAAACTGTAAGACGAGTTGATCCTGAAAAAGAACTAAAGTTTAGAATAGATGAAGTAGAGAATGAAATACTAGATGTGCTAGGTTCAAACAAACGTGGCTCTGTTTCTCCCGAACAATACGGAAGTTACATGGACATGAACGAGGATCAACTTAGAGATCTGGTTACTACACTGAAGAGTTTAAGAACTAGGCTACGTGATAAGAACTACAAGAGTGGTGCAGAGATAGGGGGCTTCTTAGAGGAGTTTGGAATTAAACGTGCTGAAGATGCTATGAAAGCAAAGTTTAATTTTAAGTTTAAGCGTGGGGGAAGTGTCAATGGCTTTCTTGCTCATACTATTAAAAAGAAAAAGGGAACTAGATAAATGTATAAGTTATCAGGAAGAAGTTTAAATAAATTAGAAGGTGTGCATCCTACAATGGTAGATACAGTTAAACGTGCCATTGAACTGAGCAAAGTAGACTTTGGAGTGATTTATGGTGTTCGTTCCCTTGCAGAACAAAAGAAGTTGTATGAAGCAAAAAGATCACAGACCATGAAATCTAAACATCTTGTGCAGGAAGATGGATACTCACACGCTGTCGATTTAATGGCTTATGATGGCAGTAATCCAAGTTGGGACATTGTAATGTATGATGATATAGCTGACGCAATGAAAGCTGCAGCGAAAGAAACTGGAGCTAGAATACGTTGGGGAGCAGCGTGGACAATAGATAATATAGCTGAGTGGGAAAGACCAATGCAAGATGCTATGAACAACTATATTGATATAAGACGTAGATCTAATAGGACTCCATTTATTGATGGTCCTCATTTTGAGTTAAACTAATGGCAGAACGTAAAAAATCTAAAGGCAGAAAAAAAGATACCATGAAAGGTATGTCCCAGAAGAGTGGGGACAAGCGATCCACTAAGTCAGGTGCAGGTATGACTGCCAAAGGTGTGGCTAAATATAATAGACGCACAGGTGGTAATTTAAAAACAGCAGTAACAGAAAAAGATCCAAAAGGTAAACGAGCAGCAAGAAGAAAATCCTATTGTGCTAGAAGTGCAGGACAAATGAAAAAATTTCCAAAGGCTGCGGCAAACCCAAATAGTAGATTACGACAAGCTAGAAGACGGTGGAGATGCTGACATGAGACAGCTTACAGAGAAACAACAAAAGTTTTTAGATGTGCTATTCGATGGTGCAAATGGAGATATAGGGGAAGCAATAAAGCTTGCAGGATATGCAAAGGGTGTTAGTCCCTCCCAAGTTACCACTGGATTAAAAGAAGAGATACTTGAAGCTACTCAGATGTATATGGCACGTAATGCTCCAAAGGCAGCGATGGCTGTTGTAAATGGTTTGTATGACCCAACAGAGCTAGGTATACGTGATAAGATGTCTGCAGCCAAAGAACTACTAGATAGAAGTGGTTTAATTAAAACTGAAAAAGTTCAGCTAGAAACATCAGGTGGTGTAATGCTAATGCCACCTAAGAACAAAGAGGAGTAGTTCAATGGTATTTAAATTTTTAAAAGGGGTAAGTAAAAAGGGATCACAAAAGGGAATAAAGAAACTATCAGGTGTAGGAGATCAGGCTAGATCAGATATAGCTAGAGGTCTATCAAAGATCAGTAAGTCTGATACGGAAGCTTTGTATAAAGCACAGTCAAAGATTAGAGGACTAGCAGCTGAAGCTAAGATGCAAGTAAAAGCATTTAGAAAAAAGAATCCAAACAATCCTCACGTTAAAACTATATATAGAATAAAACCAGAGATAGAGCAGAGAGATAGAGGTAAAGCTACAATAGCCCCTACGACAACCACCAAGCTTCCAACCAAAACTACAACTAGTAAAACACGTAAGAAGAAGACTACAACAACAACAAAAACTGCTATTAAAAAAGATATAGATGATTTAGCTAAAACAGGAACACCTACAAAGACTGTATACAATTTAGGAAAAACTGAAGGTAAAGTAACAGCAAAGCAAAAAGCAGCAATGAAAAAGTTTGCTGAGTTTAAGCCGACTAGTAGAGTGGGAACAGCAGAATATGACAGAGAGATAAACAAGGCAAGTGCTGAGTTAGCACGAGCTATGGGAAAGACCTCTGCCGCAGGTAAGAAGTACATACGAAAAAAGAGAAGAACAAGAAGAACAAAGAAAAAGGCAGATGGCAAATAGAGAACTAGGGAAATGGAAACTCCCTCAACCACTTGACCTACATGACGAAACAGAGTGGCTACCCATACCGAGAATAGCTAGAACAGTTCCGTTTGGATATGAGTTAGACTCAGCAGATGATAGTATGCTGTTGCCTATAAAACAAGAACTAGATTTATTACACAAAGCAAAATCTCTAGTTAAACAATACTCCTACAGAGAAGTAGCACTATGGTTAACTAAAAATAGTGGCAGACATATATCTCATGTAGGATTAATGAAACGATTAAAGAATGAAAAAAGACGGAAGAACAAAGCTTTCAGCTTACGCAGATGGGCAGACTATGCCCAAAAAGCGATCCAAAAAGCCGAGCAAATCGAAGAAAGCAGAACAGGTGCAAGAAACGAAAGTAGTGGAGAGACAGCCCCTACCTGAAGTACGTGAAAATTTTGCTGTGCAGGAAACACGTAATGTTGTGTTTAAACCAAACGAAGGACCACAAACAGAGTTCTTGGCAGCTAATGAAAGAGAAGTTTTATATGGTGGATCTGCAGGTGGCGGCAAGAGTTACGCTATGTTGGCAGATCCTTTGCGTTATATGGGACATCCTGAGTTCAGTGGCTTGCTCTTGCGTCACACCACTGAGGAACTACGAGAGCTTATATTTAAAAGCCAAGAACTGTACCCGAAAATCTGGAAGGGTATCAAGTGGTCAGAACGAAAGATGCAGTGGGTTGCTCCGTCAGGGGCAAGACTGTGGATGTCCTACCTTGATAGAGATGACGATGTCCTACGCTATCAAGGACTAGCTTTTAGTTGGATAGGATTTGACGAACTTACACAGTGGGCTACACCGTTTGCTTGGAACTATATGAGATCACGTTTACGATCTACATCATCTGACCTACCTGTATATATGAGAGCTACAACAAACCCCGGAGGTAGGGGACATCACTGGGTCAAGAAGATGTTCATAGACCCTGCACCATACAACAAGGAATTTAATGCAACAGACATCGAAAGTGGAGAAGAACTTAAATATCCTGCAGGACACAGCAGAGCAGGACAGCCACTATTCAAACGTAGGTTTATACCTGCTAGACTTACAGATAACCCTTATCTCTCATCTCAAGGAGATTATGAAGCAATGCTTCTATCCCTTCCTGAACAGCAAAGAAGACAACTACTGGAAGGCGATTGGGATATTAAAGAGGGAGCGGCATTCACCGAGTTTGATCGCAAGTTACATGTGGTTGAGCCTTTCCGTATACCTAGTAATTGGGTTAAGTTTCGGGCATGTGACTATGGGTATGGAAGTTATTCTGCCGTTGTCTGGTTTGCTGTTGCTCCGTCAGAACAGCTAATAGTATATAGAGAAATGTATGTATCAAAAGTGTTAGCAACAGATCTGGCTGACATGATATTAGATGTAGAAGCAGAGGATGGTAATATAAAGTATGGAGTGTTAGATAGCTCACTTTGGCACAAACGTGGAGATACAGGACCTAGCCTAGCAGAACAAATGATACTAAGAGGATGTAGGTTTAGACCATCAGATAGAAGTAGAGGAAGTAGAGTTGCAGGTAAAAATGAAATACATAGAAGATTACAGACGGATGAATTTACAGAAGAGCCACGCTTGGTTTTTTTTAGCACATGTACTAACATCATTTCGCAACTTCCTGCTATTCCGATAGACAAGAAGAATCCCGAAGATGTGGACACACAATCTGAAGATCACTTGTATGACGCATTAAGATATGGTATAATGTCAAGACCTAAGTTCAGTATATTTGACTATGATCCTGCAAGTCGGCAAACGAACTCAATGCCCATAGCAGACGCAACATTTGGATATTAATATGGCAGAAGATGACAACAATGAAATAACGATGGATGATCAGGTTATATCTGTAGAAGATGTAGCATCTGATGAGCCTGACCCAACGCAAAGCACAAACATGATATCGTTTATTATGGATAGATATAAACGAGCAGATGATTACAGAGAGCAAGATGAGCAGAGATGGCTAAGAGCATACAGAAACTACAGAGGTTTGTATGGATCAGATGTACAGTTTACAGAAGCTGAGAAGTCACGAGTATTTATAAAGGTAACTAAAACTAAAACACTGGCAGCATACGGTCAGATAATAGATGTGTTGTTTGATAATAATAAGTTTCCGTTGACTGTAGAGCCAACAGAATTACCTGAAGGTGTAGTGGCTGATGTAAGCTTTGATCCTGCAGAACCACCACAAGTTAGAAACGATGAGATGTCTAGCCCATATGGGTTCAAAGGAGATGGTAAAGATTTACCTGCAGGTGCTACACGACAATCTTTGATGGATAATCTAGGTCCTCTTCAAGGTAAGTTTGATGATATAAATAATTTAAAAGAGGGTGTGGGCAAGACACCTACTTCTGTTACGTTTAGTCCTGCTATGGTAGCAGCTAAAACTATGCAGAAAAAAATACATGATCAGTTAGAAGAGTCTAATGCAAACAAACATTTACGAAGCACAGCCTTTGAGATGGCTTTGTTTGGTACAGGTGTTATGAAAGGACCTTTCGCTGTAGATAAAGAATATCCAAACTGGGATGAAGAAGGTGAGTATTCACCTGTATTTAAAACAGTGCCACAAGTTTCACATGTGTCAGTCTGGAACTTCTTTCCTGATCCTGATGCAAACAATATGGATGAAGCACAGTATGTTATAGAAAGACACAAGCTATCACGTACACAGTTACGTGCATTGAAGAAACGTCCACACTTTAGAGAGCAGGTTATTGAAACAGCAATAGCACTAGGTGAAAACTATAATAAAGAATATTGGGAAGATGATCTATCTGATTATGCACCTGAACATGCTATAGATAGGTATGAAGTGTTAGAGTATTGGGGCACTGTAGATATTGACATGTTAGTTACAGAGCAGGTAGAGATACCACCTGAACTACAAGACTATGATGAAATACAGTGTAATGTGTGGATATGTAATGGACAAGTATTAAGAATGGTACTTAATCCATTCAAACCTGCAAACATACCTTACATGGCAGCACCCTATGAGCTTAACCCATACAGCTTCTTTGGTGTAGGTATTGCAGAGAACATGGATGATACACAAACATTAATGAATGGTTTTATGCGTATGGCTGTGGACAATGCTGTAATGTCAGGTAATCTGTTGATAGAGATAGATGAAACCAATCTAGTTCCCGGACAAGACCTAAGTGTATATCCCGGAAAAATATTTCGAAGACAAGGTGGGGCACCCGGACAAGCCATCTTTGGTACAAAGTTTCCTAACGTAGCAGGTGAGAACATGCAACTGTTTGATAAAGCACGAGTGCTTGCCGATGAAAGCACAGGGTTACCAAGCTTCTCACACGGACAAACTGGTGTGATGGGAGTAGGACGAACAGCATCAGGTATATCTATGTTAATGAACGCTGCCAGTGGTGGTATTAAGAATGTTATAAAGAATGTAGATGACTATCTTCTTAGACCATTAGGAGAGGGACTATTTAGGTTTAACATGCAGTTCAACTACGACAAAGCTACTAAGGGCGATCTAGAAGTAAAAGCTCGTGGCACAGAAAGCTTGATGGCAAACGAAGTGCGTAGTCAAAGACTCATGCAGTTTATGCAGGTAGCATCTAGTCCTGCACTTGCACCTTTTGCAAAGTTTCAGTATGTAATACGAGAGATAGCTAAGTCACTAGATTTAGATCCCGACAAAGTAACTAACAACATGGATGAAGCCACACTACAGGCAGAGATCATGAAAAAATTTCAGCAACCTCCTCAAGCACCTACACCTCCTGCAGGAGCAGATCCAAAAGATCCAACAGGAGCAGGTGGTGCAACAATAGGCACAGGTCAAGTGCCTATGCCACAGGAACAAGGATTCTCAGGAAATGAACAACAACAACCAAAACAACCCACAAATCAACCTATACAGCAAGCTGAAGCCACTGGTCAACAACAAGGACCACTGGGACAGCTTCAGTGATTATATAGGGTTCTTGATAGTACAGAATCACGCTATTATGGAGCAGACAAACGACTTAGTCACACTTCATAGATCACAAGGTGCTATCGCTATGCTAAGACGATTACGACAACTAAGGGATCATGTAAACTCCAATGGGTCTACTAAGTAAAGCTGTAAAACAGGGATTAATAGACAATCCCCAAATCATTACTAAGAAACAGGATGAAGTTGCTAAAGAAGCAAAGGATAGGGCTGACTTAAATGCAAACGATCCTAACACAAATCCTGATGTGTATGATGAGCAGATGGCAGATCCTAATGTGTCTAAGATCACAGTGCCTGAAGATCCCACTCCTATTCTTGGAAGTATGTATGGAGACTTAGTGCAAACATTTGAGTCCATGCCCTTTTACGGAAAAGAGACAATATCAGGAGCAAACTTTGTAGAACAGTTAAATTATTATGTAAAAAATATTCAAGGCAGAAATATGCCATTGTATAAATTTATGGAGAAGCGAGGAGCTTTTAAAAAATTTAGAGACAATCCCAAAAAACAATTTACAAAAAAAGAAATATTAGATTCTTTAAAAGACTTTTCTTCTTTTGAATTTAGAATAAGAGTGGATAAAGATACATTATACCGACCTCAACAAAGACTACCTATTGATGAGAGTGCAGGAGATTATAAAAAAGTAGGTTATGCTGAAGTAACTTTACATGCTCCCATAGATAATACTGTACCTTCAATACAAAAATTTGCAGACAAACACTTTAAGGGAAATACTATAGGACACACTAGATCTTCTTTTGTGTATAACAATAAAACTAAAGAGTCGGCTGTTATGCCTGAAGAGGTACAAGGAGATCTTTTTCAAAACATTGGAAAAACAGTAGATGTTACAAGAGATAGATTAACTAACATACCTACATATGATAATTTTCAAGAGACAACTTTGGTTGGTAATCAAACAATGAGTTTAGTAGGTATTAGAGCAGATACTACACTAACTAGATCTGAATCCCCTAGTTGGTTTGCTACTTCATTTATAGCACCTACTCGATCTTATAACAACCTAAAAGAAAATTTAAGGCTTGAATATTTTCTTATGGAAGATAATGCAATGCTACTTAATAGGATAAAAGAAGGTAGAGTTCCACTAAATGAAGAAGTTGCTAATGCCATAGGAAGAGATAAAGGTATAATGAACATTGGCTCTCCAGATGCAACAAGCAGGATGGATGAAAACAAAAGTAGATTTATATCACAATTATTTGCTAAAGGTTTTTCACCAAAACAAATTAGAGAAAGGCTAGAAAAATATTTTTCTAAATCTAGTTCTGAACTAAAAGGTGAAAGTTTAACTGAAAGACAGATACAATCATTTTTAAGAAAAGAGAAACAAAATAAAATAGACCATTATAAAGAAGTATTTAATAAAAATTTTATTGGTATTGGAGAGGAAGCTCAAGATATTAGTGGTGGCACTATAACTGCATTTAGTGAGTTACCTAGATTAGGTGCATTAATAGATAAATTAGAAAAAAATTATGCAACAGGTTCGGCTGAAAGACAACCTTTTTTTACATTGCGATATATGCAAAGTTCTCTTTATGAAACTCTAAGAAATTTAGAACTTGGAGAATCATTTGACGATATAACGGATTTTTCTCAATTTAAAAGTTACGAAAAACTAAGAAAGTTAAATGCACAAAAATTAAAAGATATTCAAAACACTATGCCTAGAACAATGGTATCTGGTTATGACTATAGAAATCCTAGTGCGATACCTGTATTTATGCAACGTTTTGCTGCTCATGGTTTTAACATGACAGAGAGAACAGATATGATTAATAGTATTCTTTCTAAATATAATTTAAATTATTTTAGAGGTGCAAATATAAGAAAGGGTCATCAAGACGGACAGGTAAATGATGGTGAGAGAGATAGATTTTTAACTGATGGTTCTACTAATTATGCAGGGCAAATAAAATATCCTGATGGTTCTATTAAAACTTATATGAATGCCAATGAAAGATTTTTAAGATATTTTGATGAAATAAATGAAGATAGACAAATAGGAGCTTCTACTTGGTCTGACCACCATCCTGAATATCAAGAGCATTTAATTCAAGAAGAATTTAAGTTACCTGATTTTGAAGATGCATATCCAAACATATCACAACCTTTACCTTACAATTTTGAAGACACTAAAAAAAGAATGAAAAAAATTGTTGACGATTTAAATGAACAATACAAAGCTATAAATGAAGCCAGACAAGAGTTTAGCAAAAATTATATGAAAGCTTTTGAAGAGGATAATTTACATAATATACCAGTAGATCCTTTTGGAGATGCAGGTCCTTTTTCTTATACCCGACTCACAAATGTTACTATGTGGAGAGAGACTAAAAATAAAGCAGTAGTAGGAAAAGATGCAGGTGACTATGGACGTTACTATGATGATACAATTAGTCCTCCACAAAAAGAAGTTATATCTACTGACTATGAACAAAATTTTATAGATAATCAAAATGCTGTTACACAGGAACGAGATGCTTACAATAGAAAAGAAGATGAAATTACAGATTTAGAAAATGATCCACGATTGAATGACCCATCTGGTGATGATGGTCTTTCTGAACAACTAGACGAGTTATACAATGATCTATCCGATATAGCACTAGATATAGATAAGGCAGAAGAAAGAATGTTAAGAGATTTAACAGCAAAAAATATAGGCAATTTTGCTACACTCTTTGACCCTTTTGAACATGTATTTGATCCGAAACAAATAAATGAACTAAAGTTAATTGACTTTGATGAAATAGTAGATGACTATGGAACAGAAAAAGATCCTAGATTTGGTGCAAGCTTTGTTGCTCATGTAATGCGTGAAGTTACAAAACAAGATTATTTAAATGGTTTAAATGATTTTGGTTATACTGTGTTTAGTGAGCTAGATATGAATAGATTAAAAAATACTCTTAGTAGTGTCGAAGCCAGAAAAACTTCTATGGAATCATATCAAAGATTAGAGGATCTGTCATATAACCCATTAAAGAAAGATGACTATATTACAAAAGGTTTAAACAGGGTTGTAGAAAAAGATGATTTACCTATAGCAGACAAGTTAGACTTTTTGTACAAAATGGTTATTGGGCAAATGATGCTTGCTAAAAAATTAAAAACAAACAAAGTAATCATACCAAATGCTTCTGAGTTAATTAATTTAAGAGAAAAGCCTACCCCCGAACAAATGGTAAAATTAGGAAGATTTAAGGCTAATAGTAGAGAGTTTAAAAAGGCTGAAAAAGAGTATGATGAATTAAGGCACACAAGAGCAGATGGTACAAAGTATAGTGATAGACAAAAAAGAAAAGGTAAAGATGATCTCTATAATAAATCAAGAGTATTAATGATGGATCTATTAAAGAAAAGATTTGGGGATGATGTAAAAATATATGAGATAAAACAAACTTTTAACAATCCTCCTAGAGAAGTACCTGCAACAGTTATAGAGTTTAACTTTGACTTTGATCCTGAAAAACAAATGATAAAAATGAAAGAGGGTGGGCTTGTACAGATAGACAATATGCGAGAGTCAATGAATTTGTTTACAGACCCAAAAGCATTTGGTGATGATGAGTATAGACAAAATGCTATACGAGAAGCTTTGGAAGCAGGTGTAATATCATTTAACTTTAACGAAGGGGGAGTAACTGATCCTGCACCTAAACCACCGATGATAGATTATATAACACAACAAGACTATAAAGAAAGAGCAGGAGAACTGTTTGAGAAAGATGACTTATATAGAAAGTATCCCAGTTCTTTTTATGCATATAGAAAACAGACGTTTGACTTTCCAGATTCTGCAGAGCAACCTGAGTTTGAAAAGGCTAGTCCAATGCTAGGTAGCTTAGAGTTTGAAGCTGATGTTATTCCCAAGTTTAGAACTACAGCTTTAGGCAGGCTAGGGTTCTATAGTGCAAGTGATGGCACAGGAATGTCTGATCCAAAGGTAGAAAAGGTAGACGAAGCTTTTCAAGGATCACAAGGATCATTTCGTCCATCAAATATGACCATAGCATTAACAAATGATCCCGAAGAGGGAGATAGAATACGAGCTTATAGAAGAATAGTATCAGAAAAAGATCCACTAAGAATACCACCATCCTCGCTTCCTCATCCTGAGTTAGAGAGAATGTACACTTTAAATGCAGAAAATCCTACACCTGAACATGAATCTATTCATAGAGCAATATTAATATTACAAAACTATTATGCAAATGATAGAGACTATGTTGTTAAGAAGTATGGTGAAGAAACAGGTAATGTTTTATTTGATTTATTAAATCCTTCTAGAGATAATAATTATTTTCAACTATCTAATGAAGTATTAACTGAACAAAATGATGCCATAAGATCAGGTGCTAAGTTTGATTCTGAAACGTATTTACGAAGAACACTTGGTGAGAGAGATGTAGATTTAAGAAACTATAAAGCAAAATATAAAGACATGTTTAACGAAAAAGACTCATTAGCAAACAATATAGATCGCATTGTTAGAGCAGGGGGAGAAGAACCTAGACATATACTAAATAGAATAAGAGGTAGTTCTAGAGAAGGACATGCAGACATTGTATTGAGTATATTTGATAGAATAACAAAGCAGTTACCTAACTTAGAAGAGTTAGCCAAAGAAAGATTGTATGACAGAAATCCTAAAGGTGGACCTACCTTTGATGCAAGAGGAATAGCAAAGGGAAGTTTAGACAAAGGGTTTTATGATAACTTAAAAGTAGACAGAGCATCTGGAGAGGAGACAAAAAACTTTCTGCAGAGACAACTACAAAAATTTAGAGATCGAAGAAATTTGAAATCTAATATTAGAGCAAGTGAATCAATGGACTTAGGTGGAAGGTTTTAATCATGGAACAGCAACAAATGAACTTATTTGAAGATGGTGGACTACGTGATCAGGGTGGTGGTAAAGATCCTGTATCAGGTAACAATGTGCCTGTTGGCTCACTAGAAAAAGAAGTACGAGATGATATACCTGCAATGTTAAGCGAAGGAGAGTTTATTTTTCCTGCTGACGTAGTGCGTTATTGGGGATTAGATTTGTTAATGCAGATGCGTCAAGAAGCAAAGCAGGGGCTGAAAAAGATGGATGATATGGGACAGATGGGTAACAGCGAAGAAGCTACACTTCCTGATGACATGCCGTTTAACATGGACGATATAGAAACAGGAGATGAACCTTCTTTTAAGTTTAACGTTGGTGGTCTGGCAGCTGATCCACGATTTGCAACACAAAATGTAAACGTTCCTACATACACAGAAGAAGACAAGAAGAACATGGAAACGGCTGTGCTAAGTGGTATATTCGGTGACATAACCATGAAGCGATATGTCAATGCAGATGGTAAAGTTATATACATACCGTTTATTGGAGACAAACCACAAGCACCTGTTCCTGAAGGATATAGCTTAGATGAGTCACCAGTTGTCTCATCTCCATCTACAACACAAGCTACTACAGATAGTGGAGGTGGTGGTAGCACATACGACCCTGCTCTCTCCCCTCTTGACAGGGCATTGCAACAACCAGACATGCCAAAGGTAAAGTCTGTTGATATAAATAAAATGTCTCCTGAAGAGCTAGTGGCATATTATGAATCGTTTACTAGCCCGATGGCTAGGTTTGCATCTGTGGGTGCAGGGCTACTCTTTGGTCCTCTTATAGGTGCAGGATTAGCTTTAGCTCAACAATGGAGCATTAGAAACGGACCTAATAGTTTTGTAAACACAGAGAAAAAACTTGCAGAGTTAATATCTACAGGTAAGCTAAAAGATGCAGGACTAATGAAAAGAATAACAAATGCTAGAAAACTTGCTAAAGAAAATGGTGTAGGACCTGTAAGTTTATTATCTAAGATAGGCGAAAAATTAGGCTTGTCAGAAGGACCAGATTCTGATATACTATCAAAAGATTTAGCTAATGCTATTAAGAATGGTGTATTACCTAAAAATGCAGCAGAAATTCTTAATCAAAAAGACGTAATAGACCAAGCTTTTAAAGAGATAGATCCGAAAACTCTTCCTCAGTCTGGTACATTTGGTACAAAAGTTCAGCCTTCTAATATTGATAGAGGTGATTTTGAAACAATAGGCACTAGTCCTACTAATTTTAATTATGGTGCTGTACCTGAGTTTGGTGAAGGACAACGTGTACAACCTGCTACAGTTGACTCTGATGCAGATTATTTAGAAGCGAGTGGTGCAGGGACTGCCACCACACTTCCTACTGAGAGGGCAAAGGTAAAACCAGTAAAATCAGTGTCGGCTACATCATATGATCCTAATAAAGATCCATTTGTTTTACCATCGACTCAATTTGTTCCTGACTACGGTTTTGATCCTAAAGATCAAAGGCGAGCTAGGGAAGAACGAATGAGAGATAGGAGAACACTGGGAGATAAATTCTTTGGACCTAAACTTGAGGAAAAATTTGGAGTAGCACAAAGTGACAAGATAGATTATACTCCTGCCTACGTTCCAACTTATGATCCTGATGATAAAAGAAGAACTGCAGCAGATTTTTATGATCTTCCACAGCAACAGGATGACGATAGAGATGATGGTGGACCATCTTCTGATCCACAAACTTATGGTTCTCCGTTTGATAATACTGGACAAACTACAACACCTAGAACTGATACATATGCAGATTTAACAGGTAGTCCTTTTGGAGATAGAGGTAGATCTCAAGCACCACAAACAGTAGGAACTGGTGGTGGTTCAGGACAAAGATTTGGTCCTACTGGTGGATTCTATGTAGGTGGTGTACCCACTAAACCTATGAAGCCACAGAGACTAAAGAAAGGTGGTTTAGCTAAATCTAAAGTTAAACCAAAAAGAATGAAGAAGGGTGGACTGGCTTCTAAAAAATAAGTTCACAATATGTTGGCTACCTAACTCCCCACTAACATGGCATACAGTTAGCCCTAACGAAAGGTAAGTAAAATGGCAGAAGCAAAAGTAATGGTGAAAGATGCAACACCAAAAAAAGTAATGTCTTTAGCATCTCGTAAGTATTCACGAGATGACAAAATACAAAAAGACGAAGAGGAATTAAATCAGTTAATCGCAGAGCAAAAAGGTGAAGTAACAGAAGAGGTACAAGCAGAAGCTGAACCTACATCTGCAGAGGAGAGAACTTTTAAGAAACGCTATGGTGATCTTAGAAGACACTCACAACAAAAGGAAGCTGATCTGCAGGAGCAGATAAACAGTTTAAAAACACAGCTTGATGAAGTTACTAAAAAAGAAATCAGGCTACCAAAGTCAGACGAGGACTTAGAAGCATGGGCAACTAAACATCCTGATGTAGCAGCAATAGTTGAGACTATAGCCATCAAGAAATCTAAAGAGCAATCTAAAGATCTTGAGGACAGGATTAAAAAAATAAACGAAATGCAAGAATCTGCTACTAAAGAGAAAGCAGAGGTAGAGCTACTAAAAATACATCCTGACTTTATAGAGATACGTGAAGACGATGAGTTTCATAACTGGGCTGAAGATCAACCTAAGTGGGTACAGCAAGCTCTTTATGAAAATGATGATGACGCAAAGTCTGCAGCTCGTGCTATAGACTTATACAAAGCTGATAAGGGTATTACTAAAAAGAAAGCAAGCACATCAAAGGACGCTGCATTTGCTACAAATACCAAAGCATCACGGTCTAAACCTCAGACAAATGATCAGTCATCATATCTGAGGGAATCACAAGTACAAAAGATGTCAGCACAAGAGTACGAGAAACGACAAGAGGAGATTATGGAAGCAATACAGACAGGTAAGTTTGTATATGATGTTTCTGGATCTGCACGATAAAAAAGTTGACATTTAAAAATTTATACATATAACTATGTATAATACGTAAATACATACACATAGCCCCTTTATGGACACCTAAAGTATGTATTTTTATCACAAACGACAATGCGATGAGACTTACCTAGTTTGTCTAGCCCAGTGTGTACAACTGCACCTAGAATTAAATTAGCCCCTATATCAGTAATTGTAATTTGTATCTGTGACCTTGAAAAGTAAGGAGGAACAACTATGGCTTTTCAAACTGCTGCAGGGCATACCAGTTTACCTAATGGTAACTTTAGTCCTGTCATATATTCCAAACAGGTACAGCTTGCTTTCCGTAAGTCATCTGTTGTGGAAGGGATCACAAACTCTGATTATTTTGGTGAGATTAGTCAGATGGGTGATACCGTTAAAATTATCAAAGAGCCAGAGATTACTGTAAAAGAGTATGCTCGTGGCACACAAATCACACCTCAGGACTTGGACGATGAGGACTTCTCTCTTACCGTTGACAAAGCAAACTATTTTGCATTTAAAGTTGACGATATTGAGGAAGCTCACTCACATGTTAACTTCCAATCTTTAGCTTCCGATAGAGCAGCTTATAGACTTTCAGATCAGTACGATCAGGAAGTTCTAGGCTATCTAGCAGGTTTCAAGCAGTCTGCATTGAACACTGTAGCAGGAACAGCCAACACTACCGTTAACGGTACAAAGGCTGTATCAACTGCAGGTTCTAACGAACTACTTGGTTCTATGCTAGTTGATGCCGCTGACTTTAACGGTGGTTCAGCAAACAACTCTATTGTTGTTCAGCCAAGAGGACAGGGTGACGGTGTTAATACAACAGCTGCTCACGCTACACCTTTAGCTGTCATCAACAGAATGTCAAGAAAACTTGACCAACAGTTTGTTGACAAAGAGGGAAGATGGCTTGTAATCGACCCAGTCTTTGCTGAATTGCTAAAAGACGAAGATTCCAGAATTATGAATGGTGACTTTGTTTCTTCAAAGGACGAACTCAAAAATGGAATGATCTTTGGCAACTTGCATGGCTTTAAAGTGTACATGTCTAACAACCTACCTGCGAAGGGTAATGGTCCTACAGGAGCAACTGCTACTGGATCATCACACTACGGAGTTCTTGTTGCAGGACATGGTTCAGCAGTAGCCACTGCAGAGCAAATCAACAAAACAGAGACATATCGTGACCCTGACAGCTTTGCTGACATTGTTAGAGGTATGCATCTCTATGGACGTAAAATATTACGACCTGAAGCACTTACTCGTGCTTTTTATGTATCTAAATTCTAAGGAGTATTGAACTATGGCTACTTTTGACATGACCTCAAAAGCTACTGCAGGAGTTAGTTCAGACTCTATAGTAGCTCTACAAGCAAACCGAAATGGAACTGCTATGAGAATGGTTGAGGGTATCTTGGATATTTCTAAGATAACTGACTATTCTTGTACTGATGGGGACATCTTTCAATTACTTGAAATCCCTGCAGGTGTGCTAGTTCTATTTGCAGGAGCAGAAGTGCTTACTGCTTTTGATGGTACATCACCAACTGTGGATATTGACTTTGCCGCAGGTGATGACATCATCGATGGTGGTGATGTATCTTCAACAGGCTTTCTTGCAGAAGGTTCGAATGGACAAGCTAACGATGTTACTACAGGTGCTGCATCACTATTCACACAGTTTCAGTCTTCAACTGACACTATCGATGTGAAACTAATTGCAGGATCTGCAGATGTTACTGTTGGTAAAATACGAGTGTATGCTTGTGTTATCGACTGTAATGGTGAGCATAAGCAGTTAGCAGACGAAGTTGATAGGGATCAACTCGCCTAAATTAAAACTTAGGGGGCAGGTGTAACAGGATTGACCTGCCCTCTATTTTAACATAAAGGAATACTAATGGCAGATACAGTCACATCACAAACAATACTTAACACACCTTATAGATTAGTTATGAAATTCACTAACGTAAGTGATGGTACAGGAGAAAGTGCCGTTAAGAAAGTAGATGTAAGCACATTCACTGCAGGTGAAAAAGGTGCTACATGCACTGGTGCAACAATAGATAAAATACATTTTGTAAATGATGGAATGAAAGTACAAATATTTTGGGACGCTTCATCAAATGTAGAAGCATACAAACTATTAGACACTGAAGGATATTATGACTTCTCACATTTTGGTGGATTACAAAACAATGCAGGTTCAGGTAAAACAGGCGATATATTATTTACAACTGTTGGACATGCTAACACGGAAACATATAACATCATACTAGATATGACAAAACAATCCTAAGAGGATAAAATGTCTGGTACATATCTAACACTTACAAACAATACACTAGCAAGACTAAATGAAGTACAGCTAACTTCTTCTAACTTTAGTAATGCTAGAGGTATACAGGTGCAAGCACAAAACGCTGTAAATGAATCTATACGATATATAAATCAAAAAGAGTTTTCGTATCCATTTAATCATTCAACAGAAACTAAAACGTTAACAGCAGGTACAGTTAGATATAGTCTGCCAACATCAACTAAACATGTGGATTACAATACGTTTAGATTAATAAAAGATGATGACTTGAGTACAAGTGGTGGTAAATTAGGTATATTACAATACAATGATTATGTTAATAATTATATAACACAAGAAGATCAAATAGTTACCACAACATTAAGTCAAACTCACACAGATTCTGTGACCACACTAACAGTGGCAAGCACAACAGGATTCGACAGTGCAGGTACTGTGCATGTCGGAAATGAAATAATGACCTACACTGCTGTAGGTTCTTCAACAACCCTTACAGGTGTCACACGAGCAACAAGTGGCACAACAGCATCTGCCCATGCCAGTGGAGTGCAAGTGGCACAGTTTGAAGAAGGAGGAGTTCCTAGACATGTGGTTAGATCTCCAGACAACGGTTATCTTTTATACCCTTTTCCTACTAAGTCTTATTCTGTAAAATTTGACTATTATACTTTCCCAACAGATTTATCAGCACACGATGACACAACAAGTATACCTGCACGTTTTGATGCAGTTATAATAGATGGAGCTACAGCTTTTGTATATCAGTACAGGGGTGAAACAGCACAGTATCAGTTAAACTTTGCAAGATACGAACAGGGTATCAAGAATATGCAAACCTTATTAGTAAACAAGTTTGAGTATATACGTTCAACATTTATACCAAGAACACCAACAAACGTATTGGATTTAAACCCAAGAGTATTATAGTATGCCTGATCTATCACAAGTACAGCCTACAGCATTTAACTGTCAAGGTGGATTAGTTTTAAATCGTTCTACATTTATGATGCAACCCGGAGAAGCATTAGAACTACAAAACTTTGAGCCTGACATTGAAGGTGGTTACAGAAGAATAAATGGTTTTAGTAAATACGTAAGTGCTGTTGTACCTCAAACAAGTTCTTCTAGTGAAAAAGTTTTGATGGTAGCAACATTCGGTGATCTAGTAGTTGCAGCCAGAGGTGAAAAGATATTTAGTGCTACAGCAGGTGGTTCTAGTTGGACAGAAAGAGATACTGGTAGAACAA